CGCGAGGAACTGCATGGCAACGTTCGCCACATCCATGGAGTCCAGCGTGAATTTGCCGGTACGGTCGAACTGCAGGGTGACCGAATCGTCCTTCACTTTCAGGCCGTGGTCGGCGTCATAGTGATCGAGCTTGGTCGGAGACGAGGAAAAACTGGTATCCGGCGAGTTGCCGAGATAACGGAACATCGCAGCCGCAAGTGGCGCCGCGCCCGCAACGGTGGACTGAGCGAAATTCAGTTCACCGCGACCGATGGTATAGAGCTTGTTCTTGCCAGACATAGGGATATCTCCTTCGTTGGTTACGGTGAATCGTCGTGGAGTTGATAGGGGTCAGAGCCGCGCTCCGCAATCTGAACCCCCACTTGAACAACAAACTGCGGAGCTAACGTTTTTTGCTCGGCCATGGCTTGCGGCAAAATAATGCCAGGGTCGTTGTCGACTTGAATCACATTGAGGCCGCTGAACCTCTGCCCCAATGCAATCATCGGCGTGATTGTCGAAATGGCTTTTTTGACGTCGGCCATGAGTTCGTAGGTGCCAAGCGCCGGGAATTTGTTAGTGCCGATCTGGCCCCAGCCGCTCACGTCGAATAACACGGTGTAAGCATACCAAGGGTCTTCGTCGCCGCCGATTTTCTTGACCTTGAAACTGTCCTCTCCGGCCGCGCTGATGTGTTCGAAGACGACGATGTAAGGGGCCGCTTCTCCGCTGGGCAAAAACGACGTGCCGAGTTTGATGCGATCCGGTCCAATGTCGTTGGTGTATCCGTCTGCGCGTTTGATCGTCGACGACAGATGCGCGCCTATCGCCTGGATCAATTCGCAACGCAGGCTGGGATTGAGCGGACCGTCCATTATTGTGCCCCTCGCAATTGCAGAAGCCGAAGATACTCATTGCGGACGATGACGGCGGTCTGTTCCGAGAAATTCTGCTTTTCGATAATTACGTTGAATGCTTGTGCAACGGAAGGTCCGTAAAGCAGGTACAGGTTCGGCGCCAACTGCCTCGCGGCGCGGCTGCCGGAAAGTGTCTGGCCCTTCGGCACGCGAATCGCCAGACCAACGTTGTAGCTGTCTTCGGTAATTGACGCACCCGAACGCAGCCGAACCGTGAAAGCGCCCGGAATGAATTTGCCGGAAGATGATCCTTTGACCTTCACCCGCACATTCCGGCCTTTCGTATTACCGATGGCGAATCGTGCCAGTGAAGTGGGTATGACGCGCGCTGCAATGGTCGCCTTGAGGTCGCTCTTCGATGCTTTCTGCGCAATCCGGAGACGGCCGCGTTGGTCCGAAGGCGAACCCAGGTATGACGCCGGAAAAGCAATCTCGGTCAACAGACGACGGGCCGCATCAACACGGCCCATCGTAATGCCTTTATTGATCGCCTGCGACGCAATGATCGCGCTCTGTTCGGGAAGTACCCGAAAAGAGGAAATCAGTTTGTCGATGCCAGCGGACTTGAAATCAAACGACACTGAAATTCTCCACTTCCAAGACGTGATATTTCCCATCCATGGGGTGAATGTTGTTGACTCGGAATTTGCCGCCTTCGGAAGGGATTTCGATCGTGTCGTCCTGCTGCGGCAATACCGGAAGCAGGGTCACGGAATCAATTAGATCGTCCTTGTCGATACGAAGCTGCGGGACGTCCTGAATGATCTGCGCGAACCCGTTCGACGATTGCCCGCCGATCATTCGATTGCCGGCGTTGTATCGCACCGTCAACGCAAGCGGCGGCACACTCGGGTCATCACTGGCCCGAGTGTAGAAAGCCGGCAAGGCGAAAGTCGCATGGACTTCCGCCTTGAGGCTGGCCTTTTGATCGGCCCAGGACATGGTTACTTGCCGGCCTTCTTGCCGGTCTTGCTCGCATCGGCGGTCTCGGCCGCATCTTCGGCCTTGCCCGCTTCCGCCCGCTGTCCCAGCGACGCGTAATCCGCATAAGAGCCAACGTCGGCATGACCGGCGCTCTCTTCGTCCGCAGGCTTGGCGTCACGCTGCGCCTGCAGTGCGACTTCCTCGGCGGTGGCCGCACGAGCCGCACCGTTGAGCTTGCTCAGACGATCCAACTCTTCGACGGTGGTATCGAACACGCTCTTCGCCGGGATGGTCTCGCGACCGCCCAGGCCATCAGGACGCGTGATGTTGTGATTGGCGAACGCCTTCACGGCGGATTCGGTGGATTTGGCCTTGTCGTTCATTGAGTTGTTCCTTGTTCGGTGATTGGACGTATAAACGGATAAACGTATTTGCACTTAGACGGCTAGACGCATAAACGTCTAGCCGTCTAAACGTCTACAGCACCGACGCGTACAGCGATGCGTTCGGATCGCGCGGAACCATCAGCGGAGCCGACTGGCTCATGACGAAGGTGACGCTCGGGTCTTCCTGGTCCCACATCTTGGCGAAGATCGGCAATGCCTGCAGGCCCGCCTTCGAATCCAGGATGGCGCCGAACGCGCGAACGCCGGCAAACGTCTTCGGTGCCACCATTAGCACAGCACCGGACGGCATCATGGGCTGGTTGGCGCCGTTCTCGTCGATGTAGCTGTCGCTGTACGTGTAGACGTCGAACGAACCGACCGTCGCGATGTACTTGTACGTGAGGTCGCTCTGCGGACCGAGTTCGCCGTTGGAAACGGAGCCACGGCGAGTCTCCATCAGCTCCTTGACTTCCGCGTTCTTGCGGAAGACCTTCCAGACGTCGGGAGCCATGTAGACGCGAGTCACCACGGCGCCAGTTGCCGACTGAATCTGGCCCGCCCAGGTTTCCAGGTCGCCTACCGGGTCTTCGTCGGTCTGACCCCAGCGCGCCGTACCCGAGAGGGTGACGGTCAGGGTCGGATCGCGGCCGAAGTCGACGGTGGTCGACGGATAGTCCTCGGCGACGACGGTGACCTTCGCGAACAACGTCGCCTGCATCGCCATCCACTCCCAGCGGCGGCGAATGGCGGCTTCCTGGTCAGCCAGTTCCTTCGCGATCAGCGCATCCCACTTCTCCTGCGGCGAGAGCGGCTGGCCGATCGGCTCACCCGCACGACGCGGGAACGCCATGCTCGGATAGAGCGGGTTCTTCGGCTTCACGTAAGCCGGCTTGAAGAAGTTCGTGGTGTAGCCCTTGCGAACCTGCGGCTTGCCCTGCATGTTCGGCGCCACGAACGGCGCGATGCGGATGCGGCTCTCGATCTGATCGAAAGCGATTTCCTCGGTGGTGAAGGTTTTTTCGTCCGGGAAGAAATTGTCCAGGAAGAAAGTCTGCTCGGGGATGATCGTTTCGATCACGCCTGCGAGTTCGGTCGGGGTGTAGAGGTCCATCGGCTATTCCTTTTTTTCAGAGTGAGTGCAATGTGCGTTTTTCTGTATGAAAGAAAACGCCGATTTTTACGCCGGGACGACGTAGGCCCCGATGCTGCGGAACAGGTACTTGTCATGCGCCAGGGCCAATACTTGCGCCTCGGTGAAGCCCACCGGCCACTTGATGGCATTGGCGTTGAAGTAACCGCCCTTGTAGACCGACTGCTTGACGTCCGCCGTGCGCGCGTCCACGGCATACACCGTGATGCCGTCGAGCGATTCGGTCGCCAGGGTCATCGGCTTGAGCTTCTTGCTGGTCGCATCACGGGTCAGCGGCGCCCACTGCGGAATGATCCCCGTGGCATAGGTGGCGATGATATCCGGCGCAGTGTTGATATCGCCGTCGCCAGCGAAAAGGTCGATGGGGTCCGGCAGGGATTCCGAGCGGTTGCTTGCGATGTTCAGATCGTTGTCGCTCATGATTTTGTCCTTTGAAAAAGGTTTCGGGAATTTCTCTGTCCGCCGAAATTACGCGACGAAAAGAAATCGGTTATGCGGGCTTGCGGATGCGACCGACGTTCGCCTTGCGTGCCGACGCCAACAGACGTTGGGAGCCGGTCAGTTCCACGTCGCTGCCCTGCTCGGAGCTGACCTGCGGATTCCCCGACGTCACCATGGCCACTTCGAACGGCGTGGTGGCCTTCGGGCTCGGTGCAGGCTCGGCCGACTTCACTTCCTTCGGCGATGCCTTCAAGACCGCAACCGCAGCTTCCAGGCTCATGTCGGTCTCGTCCGACAGGTGCGCGGCCAGCTTCTCGCGGCCAACCGCTTCCTCGCTGCTGGTGATGCCCTTGCGGCGCTCGCGATCGGCGGTAACCGCCTTCTGGGTCGCTTCCTGGATGGCCGTTGCGTTGCCGGCCTCGTTGTCTTCTTTGCTCATGTCGATATCTCCGTCAGTAATGGACGAGCCGGTCAGCTCGGTTGTGAACGTCGTCAATGCGGTCTGCACCGTGGCAACGTTGTCGATGAGGCCGAGACTCTTCGCTTCCTCGGCCGAAAAAACACCCGCTTCTGTGTCGATGACTGCCTGTTGATCCATGCCACGGTTTTCAGCCACGAGAGCGGTGAACTCTTGATAGGTCGTATCGACCTCCGCTTGCATGTGCGTGCGCGCTTCCTCCGACAACGGCTCGTAGGGATTGCCTTCAACCTTCCGCTTGCCGGCGCGAATGAAGGAGACTTTCAGCCCCCAGTCCTCCATCATTTTCGATGCGTCGATGTGCATGATGTAGACGCCGATGCTGCCGATATCGGACGACGGCATTGCCGAGATTTGTCCGACCGCCGACGCCAGCGAATAGCCACCCGAACAGCATTGCCCGTTCACGACGGCCATCATCGGCTTCTGGCCTCGTGCGGCCTTGATTTCCTCCGACAATTCGAAATTGC